TTTATATTCCGACAAATATGGAAGAAAAGCAATAGCAACAGGTTCTGATGGAAGTAATGAGGGAAAAACGGCAGTAAAACAAATGTATTTTGAAGATGTTAAAATGGGAAGAGCTTGGGGTGAGTTTTCAGGAAAACCTGAAGAATTATTACTAAGATATGGAGGTATTCCTATTCCTAATGAATATGCTGAAGAAATATTAGGTAAAAAAATATTATCTAAAGATCCTGATGGATTTCATTACACTCGAATAATAAACGGAGAACCTATTACCAAAATGATAATAGGAAATGTCAAAAAGGATTTGGCTTCTTAAATTTTATTTTTTATATTTATGACATGGATGAAATATTAGTGATACATGGATTCAATAGTGGTAAAGGGGATAAATCACTAAAATTAGAAAAAGCATTTCCTAATTGCAAAGTAATTTCCCCCCAACTAAATAATACTCCTGAAAAAGATATTTTGATGTTAAATGAATATTTGAAATCTTCAAATAATATCCATGTTGTAGGTACATCTTTAGGAGCATTTTATGCTTTAGTATTAGCAGCTTTAAATAAAGATAAAGATAATATTTCATATTATTTAATTAACCCCTCTATAAATCCAGGAGAGAGATTTGAATCTAAAATAGGAAAAGAATATTTAAATTATAAAAATAATACTCCATTTACAGTAAATGAAAATTTCGTTAAAGAATTAAAATTATATTCACAATTTGTTGATGAAAACTTTAATGAAGTATTAAGTGTATCCTCTTGGTTTATAGGGGCTGATGATAAAGAAATAGACCACAGTTATTTAATCCAAAAATTATTATCAACTACTAAACCATTTAAATTATTTATATCTTCTCAAGACCATAGACATGAAGATATAAGTCAAGTTATAAAACAAATAAAACAGAATTCAGTATTATAAAATAAATTTATGAATCCTAAACCTATATTTATAATAAAATTTCCTCAAACTTTAATATCACAAAATAGGGATCAAATATATGAGAGTTTTAAAGATATCTCGAAGCTTCTTTATGATTATCATGTTCTAGCTATAGTATGCGATTCATCTGAAGAAACTGAATTTGAATGTTATAATTCACCTCATACTGAAATTGAATTTGAAGAACTTAAAAATATAGTTCTTTCTAAAATATTTCCAAATATGTATAAAAATACAACAATACCTCAACCTGGAAATTATGGCTGCTAAATATAAATTTAAATTAACTGAAAAAGTATTTAACTCTATTCAAGATATAGGTAAGTTACCTTTTATGGATAAAAATACTACTGTTTGGAGAGATAAAAACTTATCACAACTTATTTCTCAATATGGAGAAGAACCAAACACTGAACAAGAAAATTTATTTTTAAAAAATTTACAAACATTCTTTACTAGAAATAAATGGGTAGATATTGAAAAATCCGATTTAGAATTATTACTTAAATATAAAGGTAAATTTCCTAATATTTTAAACCCAGCAGTCTCTACAAATGTAGTTTTTAGAGGAGCTACTATCCCAGTAGAAGATATTCTTAAAATGGATATTAAAAAGAAATCAGGACAATCTTATATAATGTCAGGTCCCTTTTCACCTGTTAAATCACAAAACGTAAATGCTCCAGGATTATCTTTTAGTTCTGAAATTAGAATAGCCGAAGATTTTGCCACTGAAAAATTATATACAGTTGAAACCCTAGTTAAATCCAATAGACTACCTTGTATTTATGGGTTAAGAGCAAATAATCCTAAATTATTATTCAATCCTGAATTTATTAAAAATATATCTATACATGATGATGAATCTGAAGTTATATTAGTAGGTAATGAATTCACTCCAGATGGGATAATTTTATTCAAGCCTTCATTTGTAATTGAAAACGCTATGTCTTCTTTATATGGAGGGACTTTTGAAGAAACTTATCCTTTATTTGCTGAATTAAAAGAAAAATTAAAAGTTTTTAAAGGATGATGAATATACCCAAAGGAGATTTATTATTATTATTTACAGCCACATGGTGTGGTCATTGTAAATTAATTTATCCTAAAATTGAAAAATACGCTAAATTTCATAATATTCGTTTAATTAAATTTGATGATAGTGAATCTATTGATCATATTATGGATCAATTTAATATTGAATATTATCCTACTCTAATCCAAGTTAAAGATTCTAAATATATTAAAATTGTAGGTTATGATAAAATTTTAAATTATATTACAAAATAATTTGGAGTTTTTAAAGTGTTTAATTATATTTAAATAAAATTATTATAGAATGGAATTAATAGAAAAAGCTAATGGAAATCTTCCTCGTTCTGAGAAAGAAAAAGAAAAAATGATTAAAAAAGCTGCTGTTCATTATGGTAGATTTTTAGAAGCAATGGGTTTTGATTATAAAACAGATCCACAAACTATAGACACACCTAAAAGAGTAGCTAAAGCTTGGATAAAAGATTTAATTATAGGTTCAGTATCTAATGAACCTGACATTACAGTTTTCCCTAATGAAGAAAATTATAACGGAGTAGTAATCCAAACTGGAATTCCTGTAGTTAGTATGTGTGCTCATCATAATCTTCCATTTACTGGATATGCTTCAGTAGCTTATGTACCTGGAGAAATGGTTATTGGTTTAAGTAAATTGAATAGAGTAGTGGATTTCTTTTCAAGACGTCCTCAAATGCAAGAATCACTAACTCAACAAATTCATACTTACTTATCTACTAAATTAGGATGTTCTTCTGTAGCAGTTAGTGTTTCATCCAAACATATGTGTTGTAGTAATAGAGGAGTTCGCCATAAATCATCTACAATGACTACAAATAAATTCTCAGGTGTATTTATGGAGCCTGGAAATCTAATTCGTGAAGAATTTTTGCACGCTGTAAGTCTTAATAACCCTTCAGAATAAGATATGTGGTTCTCTTAGAGAACAATATATTTATAATTATGATAGGGATATATAAAATAATTAATCCAAAAAATAAAATTTACATAGGACAAAGTACTAATATTAATATTAGGTTTAATTCTTATAAAAAATTACAAAGATGTAATCAACAAAAAAAATTATATAATTCTCTTAAAAAATATGGACCCGAGAACCATATATTTGAAATTTTAGAAGAATGCTCTCTAGAACAATTAAATGAAAGAGAAATATATTGGATTAAGTTTTTTGATAGTTTCAAAAAAGGATTAAACCTAACTGAAGGTGGAGAAGGAGTTAAAGGATATAAAAGAAGTAAAATCCAAAATTCAAAACATTCAGAAAAAATGACTGGAAGAATAAAAACTATAGAACAAAAAAATAAAATAGCTAATTCTTTAAAAGGTAAAAATAAACCATTAGGATTTGGTGAAAAGTTATCCAACTCTATAGTAAAATCTAAAACCAATAAAATATATATGCAGGAGGAAAAATCTTATAAAAATCCCAATCATTATTTAGCAGGAAAAAAAAGACCAGAATGGGTTAAAGAAAAAATTAAACAAGGGATGGAAAAAAATAAAAAACCAACCAAACCAGAAACTATAGAAAAAATGAGAAAAAATAAACCAAATATTAAAGCTGTGCTTCAATATGATTTAAATAATAATTTTATTAAAGAATGGCCTTCATTTTCGGAAGCAGCTAGATATTTTAATATTGATTCTACAGGAATAATGAATTGCTGTAAAGGTAAACAAAAAACCGCCGCAGGGTTTAAATGGATTTTAAAAACACTAACTAAATAAAATTTTTAAATATGACATCTACAATGACTACAAATAAATTCTCAGGTGTATTTATGGAGCCCGGAAATCTAATTCGTGAAGAATTTTTACATGCTATTACTAAAAATGGAGTATCTATTTAAAATATAAACAATTAAACAATTTAATATTATGAATGAACAAGTTATGAATGAGTTTAGTTTTGAACATACATATGTTCCCTACATTTCGGAAGTAGAAGATTTTAATCTAGCTATGGGTAAACCTGTAGCGAATGTACCTAACATCCCTGAGGAAAAAGAATGGATGTTTGTTTATAATTTTGTACTTGAAGAATTAAATGAATATAAAGAAGCTTGTGAAAAGGGTGATATTGTAGGAGTTTTAGATGCTCTTTGTGATATTACTTATGTAGCAACAGGTAATGGTGCTTTACTTCATGGTCTAAAAGATAAATTTTGGGATGCCTACCAAGAAGTACAAAGTTCTAATATGTCTAAAGCATGTGATACTGTAGAGGATGCTATTAAAACTGTAGAAATCCGTTCTAAAGAACAAGGAGAACCATGCCATTGGGAAAAAGTAGGAGATAAATACGTTGTATATCGTTCAAGAGATCGTAAAGTAATGAAAAATCATAAGTACTCTAAACCTAATTTAAAACAATTCTTTACAAATTCAGAACTATGTATGTAAAATGTATTAAAGGATACCCAGGATATTTAAATGAAGGTGATGTTTATTCTGTTAAAAAAATAACAGAAAACGGTAATTATATTCTTTATGGAGCTTCACCTCCTTACCCATATACTTCATTTGATAAAAATAGATTCGAAGAAATTAATTTAGATGCCATAGTTTTGGACCCTGAATATAATTTAGTAGAAAATGAGTTATAAAACCTGTTATGCCCAAAGACTTAATAATAATGATTACTTAATTCATTTATGGACTGATGAAGGATATCATAAATATAATTGGTCTTATTATGCCTATGAGGAATGTTCTGAAGATGAATCTGATTCTAATATTAGAGGATTAAAACATGAAACTTTAAAAAAAGTAAGAAATTGGCATAAAGATAATCCTAAACTTCATTTCCATGATATGAAACCTTATCAAAGGTTTTTAATTGATAGGTTTAGAGATAATGATGAACCTTCAACATCTCATAAAGAAATATTTTTTGACATCGAAATTGAAATGGGGGGTGCTTTAACTAAAGAATATATTGAAAGCGCCCCCAAACCTGTCACATCAATTGCCTGGTGGTATAAACAAGAAGATATATGGGAAATTCTATTATTAGATCCTAAACAAGAAATTGAAAGTTATAAACAAAATAATATTAGAATTCATTCATTTAAAAGTGAATCTGAATTATTATTATTTTTTCTGGAAAGATTAAGAAAAATCCAACCCAATATATTAATAGGATATAATAGTGATTATTTTGATATTCCTTATCTTTATTTTAGAATGTGTAAAATCTTTGATAAAGAAGTAGCTAGTATGTTATCTCCTATAAATAGAATTATAAATGAATCTGAATACTCAGACCACAGATGGATAACTATAGCAGGAATTGAATCTTTAGACTATATGAAATTACATAAAAAATATAGTTGGAAAGATGAACCCTCATATTCTCTAGATTATGTAGGAAAGAAATATGTAAAAATGGGTAAAATAAAATATGATGGGAGTTTAGATAGATTATTTAAAGAAAATAAAACTAAATTTATTGAATATAACTTTCGAGATGTTGAGATTATTAAGAAATTAGATGAAAAATTTCAATATATTTCAATTACTAAAAACTTAGCTCATAAAGGAAAGATTAATTATTCAGATGTTTATAAAAGTAGTTTAATTCATGATGGTGCTATCTCATCTTATTTATTAAACCAAAATATCATTCCCCCCTCTAGAGATAGAAATCCTATAACTAAAGAAAATTATGCTGGTGGGTTTTTATTTTGCCCTAAAGCTGGGATATATAAATATATGTTTGATGAAGATTTAACATCCCTATATCCCGCAATTATAATGTCTTTAAATATTGGTAAAGAAACTTACGTAGGTCGTATCTTAATTGATGATGAAAAAGTATTAGTAGGTAAAGCTATAGTTAAAGGTAAGAAAACTGATAAATATATTTATAATTGCAGGTATGGTTTAAGTGATCTTAAACAAATGGACCCCGATAGAATTTTAACCATTCAAAATAGTAAACGTAAAAATTCTCAAATTACTGTAAGGGATTTAATTGATGTCATCCATAAAAATAAATTAACTATATCAGCTAATGGAGTTATGTATAGAACTAATTTTGATTCAGTATTCAAAACTATTTTGAATTTATGGTTTAATGAAAGAGTTTTATATAAAAATAAAATGAAGGCTGCTTATAAAGCTGGCAATAAAGAAGAAGGAGAGAAATATCATTTATTACAATACACTATAAAAATCTTATTGAATTCACTCTATGGCGCAACAAGCTTATCAAGCTTCAGGTATGGTAATGTGATAATGAGTGAAAGTATTACATTATCGGGTCAACGTATCATCCAGGAAAGTGCTACATTCATAAACAAACATATAAATAAAGTAATTAAAAATCAAATACAATTAACATGAGTAAATTTCAAATTAAATCTGGTGTAATAATATCAGCTAATAGTGTAATTATTTCTGAAGAAACTTTAAATGAGGCTTCTAATTTATGGTCAGATAAAGAAAAAAATCTTTTTAAAAAGATATTAAAGCAAGGTGGTTTGGTAACTATAAAAGGAGTTAGATATAATATTACTAATGTGGATTCAAATTATGAATCTGAAAATATTTTATCTTGGTTACCTACATCTAGTGATACTTATAGTGAGGAAGAGTAAGATATTTTTATTATATTTAAATTAATGAAGTATTTAGAGGATTGCCCATTATTTATAAAAGGAGAAGAAGATAATGAAAATTATGTAGCTTATATGGATACTGACTCTGTATATGTTGAAGCTGAACCTCTTTTAAGATATCTTCACCCTAATTTTGAAAATATGAGTGAAGAAGAAAAAGATAATGCTCTTGAAAGTGTCGCTTTAAAATATCAAGATTTAATTACTGAATATTACTCTGAAATGGCTCTAAATATATTTAATGTTTCATCTCATAGGTTTGAAATGAAAACTGAATGTACTATTAGATCTGCATATTTTAGAGCTACCAGAAGATATGCTCAATGGATATCTAAAAAAGAGGGTATATATAAAGATGAAATGGATATCAAAGGATTGGAATTCATGAAAGCTAATTTTCCTCCAATATTTGGTGAATTTTTTGATAAAATTTTAAATTTAGTTTTGAAAGGTTCTCCTCAATCTGAAATTGATGATTTAATTTTTAATTTTAAAAAAACATCTTTAGGAAAAGAATTAAGTTATATTGAATTAGGCAATCCCACTTCAGTAAAAACTCTAGATGATTATATAGCTCAAAAACCGAAACCTGGAGAGATATTTTCATCATTTGCTTCAGGAGCTCCAGCTCCTGTAAAAGCTTCTATTCGATATAATGATTTATTAACATTTTGGGGTTTAGATAAAAAACATTCTAAAATAGTGCAGGGTGATAAAATTAAATGGGTTTATTTTAAACCTAATCCTTATCGAATAGAAGCTCTAGCATTTTTAGATTTTGATTTACCTGATAAAATTAAAGAATTATTAGATGAATATACTGATAAAACTAAATCATTTGAGTCTATACTTGAAAGTAAATTAGAAGGATTTTATGATGATTTAGGATGGAAATTAAATCTAAATCCTTATTTAACTAAATTTTTTAATTTTGATTAATTAATATATTATGAATAAACAAAAATTACAATCCATTATATCTAAATATTATTTAAATGGATTAGTGGAATCCACTAAGTGGGTAATAAATGATAATATTTTAAATATTAAATTTAATTCTCCTAATAGAGATATGATAGGAGAAATCCAATTTGAGGATATAAATCTACCTGATGCTGAGATAGCAGTTTATGATACTTCCCAATTAGATAAATTAATTGGTATAACAGCAGATGAATTAGATTTAATGTTGATAAAATCGGGAAAAAACTTTAATAAATTAATTATTAATGATAAATCATATGAATTGATATACCCCTTAGCTGATTTATTTTTAATTAAAAATCCTGGTAAAGTAAACGTGAATTCTGAATTTGATATTAAATGTGGTCTAAATTCAGATATAATGTCTTCTATAATTAAAGCTAAAAATGCTATCCAAAATGATTCTATTTCAATTGAATTAGAAGAACAATTAGGAGAGGATAAATCAAAAATAGTTCTTATATTTGGGGATGAAACTAGTAATCATACTAATAAAATTAAATATAAATTAGATGTATTAAATATTAATCCTAATATATCTAAAGAATTTAGTTTACCTTTTAACTCAGAAGTAATTAAATCTATATTAAATTCTAATAAAGATGCTCTTAAATCTTTTATGAGTATAAATACTAATGGATTATTATATTTTGAATTCCATGGAGATGGATGGTATAGTAATTATTACTTAGTAAGAAAAGCTGAAAATTAAAGTTTGGAAAATATTAAAAAAATTATTAAATTAAAGTTATGCCTAAAAAATCTGGTACTTATACCCGTTATCTAAAAGATCCACTTTTAGAGCCTTATTTTATTCAACTTGAAGATTATGGATTTACTGTTCATAAAAATCTAAAATCTGATACTAGAGAATATACTCAAAAAATAGGCCATTATCAAAGTTTCCAAAATACAATACAAGCAATTTGTAGAGATAAAGTAATGAGTAATAGTTATAATTCATTAAAAGAATTTTTAAATGAATATAAAAAAGTGATTGACCAATTAAATTTAATACCTAAAATCTAAAAAATATGTTAAAAGCAATTTATAATGCTGTTATTATCCAGCCTATGGAATTAGAAGACACTATGTCAGGTTCCATTATCATCCCAGATATGGGGAATGAAAAAAATAAAACAGGTAAAGTAGTAGATGTGGGGCCCGGAACATACTCAGCTACAGGTGTTTTATTACCAACTGTATTACAACCTGGAGATGTAGTGATTTTACCCACAATGGGATTTACCAAATTTGAATATAAGGGTACTGAATATTGGGTGGGTCCTGAAAATCAAGTGTTAGGAGTTATTAAAAACGAAGAATAAGATATGAAGAAAATTGTAACTGTAGGGCCCGAGGCTCGAAAAAAATTAATTAAAGGTATTGATACATTAGCGGATGCAGTTGTATCAACATTAGGTCCTAATGGACGTAATGTAGTATACTCACAATTTGGAACTATTCATTCTACTAAAGATGGAGTTTCTATTGCTAAATATATTGATGAATTAGAGGATCCAATTGAAGAAATTGGAGTTAAAATGCTTAAACAAGCCGCTACTAAAACCGCTGATTTAGCAGGGGATGGTACTACTACATCTACCTTATTAGCTAGAGAGATCATTAAACAAAGTATTAAATATCTTAACAATGGAAGTAATGCGGTTGATATTAAGAAAGGATTAGAGGGAGCTACTAATGAGATTATTAGTACCCTAAGAAATTCCCTAAAAGAAGAAATATCATCTGAAGATCAATTAACCCAAATCGCATCTATTTCTGCTAATAATGATAAAGAAATTGGTTATCTAATTTCAGATGCTATTAATAAAGTAGGTAGAGAAGGAGTAGTTACTATTGAAGAATCTCAATCTGGAGAAACTTATTTAGAAGTAGTAGAAGGTATTCAATTTGATAGAGGTTATAAATCTCACCACTTTGTAACTAACACCTCAAATATGACTGCTGTACTTGAAAATTGTTATATTCTAATAGCTGACCGAAAATTTTCAACTGCTAAAGATTTATTACCAATTTTAGAGGCTGTATCTACTACTAATAAATCATTACTTATTATATCAGATGATATTGATGGAGAGGCTTTAGCTACATTAATTGTTAATAAAGTTAGAGGTTCATTGAAAGTAGTTGCAGTTAAAGCACCTGATATTGGAGATCGTAAAAAGTTAATCTTAGAAGATATTGCAGTTTTGACTGGTGGGGTAGTATTTAGTCCTGATAAGGGGATGAAAATTGATAAATTTAGTTGGGATTGGTTAGGACAAGCTCGTAATGTTATTGTGACTAAAGATACCACAACTATTGTTGATGGTAAAGGTCAAGAAGATAAAATTAAACAACGTATTGAAGAATTGCAAAGTCAAATTGAGAACTCTAAAACTCCATTTGAACAAGAAAAGTTACAAGAAAGATTGGCTAAATTTATAGGAGGAATAGCAATTATTCATGTAGGAGGAAATACTGAAACTGAAATTAAAGAGAAAAAAGATAGAGTTGAGGATGCTTTATATGCTACTAAAGCTGCTATTGATGAAGGTATTGTTCCTGGGGGAGGTGCTGCTTTAATTCATGCGTGTAAAAACCTAGAAATAGCAGGAGAAAATACAGATGTAACTATTGGTCGTAATATTATTTATCAAGCATGTTCTAAACCATTAGAACAAATATTAACTAACGCAGGTTATAGTATAAATGATATTTATGATATTATTAATAGTGTTTCAAAATCTAAAAATACTTGGAAAGGATTTAATGTAAAAGTATCTAAAATTGTAGATATGAAAGAACAAGGAATTATTGATCCTGTTAAAGTAACTAGAATCGCTTTAGAAAATGCTGTATCAGTAGCTAAAACAGTTTTATTAACTGAATGTGTTGTGACTGAGGTAGTTAAAGAAGGTCAAGATAATAACCCAATGAATATGGGTGGTTTGTTTAATTAAAATATTTTTATTATATTTACACTAGGTGGGTGATTAAAAACCCACCTAGAAATTAAAATTATGAATAAGAAACATAGTATCTTAAACGAAAAATATAGACCTGATACTTTAGAAGGGTATATATGTTCTGAGGAAAATAAAGTTAAATTCCAAGAATATATTGATAAACAAGATATTCCTCATATTTTATTGGCAGGTAAACCTGGTTCAGGTAAAACTACATTAGCTAAAATATTAATAAATAATATTGATTGTGATTATTTATTTTTGAATGCAGTAGATGAAAGAAGTATGGATGTTATGAGGGATAAAGTTAAAGCATTTGCTGCAGCAGGTTCATTTAAACCTCTTAAAATTATTGTATTAGATGAGTCTACACACATCCTCTCTGCGAGTCAAGTAATATTACTTAATATGATGGAGACCTTTAGTTTAAATACTAGATTCATTCTAACAGGAAATTACCCAGAGAGATTAATTGAACCACTTAGAAGTAGATGTCAAGAATTTAATTTGGAACCTCCTTCAAAAAAAGAAATAGCACTTCACATTGATAATATCCTTAATACTGAAGGTATTAAACATACTGAGAATGATGTGATATATTTAGTTAAAAAATTCTATCCTGATTTCAGGAGAATGATTAATGCTTGTCAAAAATATACAGTAGATGGTAAAATTAAATTAGATTCAAGTGTTGAGACTTTATCTAATTATAAAGAAGCAATATTAAAAATCTTATCTAAACCTGATTCTAAATCTTTAACTAATATCAGACAAATTCTAGCGGATGCTGATTTAAATGATTATGATGAAATTTATAGATTTTTATTTGATAACCTCAAAAGTTTTGCTCAAGATAAAGAAGGATTAATTATTATTAAATTAGAAGAATATTTATATCATTCACAAACTCGAGTAGACAAAGAAATTAATTTTTGTGCTTTTATAGCAAGTATATTAAACATTTTAAAATAAAAAATATGGAACCAGGAATGCAAGCCAATGTTAGTTTAACTAACACAACCAAAATTTTAACCCCAAGTGGTAATGATGTAGTTAGCGAGGGATTTATCCTTCGTAGAGTGTCTAAATTTTTAACAGGAACATCAGAGGATGGAATTATTCCTATTCCTTGTTTTTATGACACTATGACAGGTGAAATTTTAACTGAACTCCTTCCCAAAGAGATCAGAGCAGAATATGAAAGAGAAAAAATTTAGTATTTTTGATTGGGTAAAAGAAGTAACATATAATAAAACCCCATGGGAAAACTTTACAGATGAGCAAAAAAGTACTCTAAATATATTTATGCTTAATAGAATTTTAAGTATGAATATTAATTATTTAGAGTTAGTAAATTATTTACAAACTATTCCTTATCAATCAATTGAAAGTTATTATAAAATATATGTTGATCTTTTACCCAAGAAAAGTATTTTTAATAAGTATATCAAGTCTGAAAAAGATAATATTAAACCTGAATTACTTACATTATTAGCTTCATATTTTGAATGTGGGACTAGAGAAATTCGAGATTATTTAGATTTTTTAGATAAAAATGAATTAATAGAGATTCTCACACAAATGGGTAAAAATGAAAAAGAAATTAAGAATTTATTAAAGAAATGAAAGATAAAATAACTGAATCCGTAATTAATGATCTTCTTTCTAGAAGTTCAAGAGGTATTAATAAATATAACACCACATTAGATCAAAATAATAAAGATGATTTTATGCAACATCTATATGAAGAATTATTAGATGCTGCCCAGTATATTAAAAAAGAACAATCCATTATTCCTGAAATTCAAGAGTTAATTAATAATTATTCCAATGATTCAGATTTAGGGAAAGTTATAAGAGAAAAATATAAAATGTAATGAAAAAATCTATACCTCAAATAGTTAAAGAGATTAAAAATTTTAAACCTCCCAATCTTGAATATGCTTACCAAAAACAAATCTCTTTTAGTCAATTTTCTATATACCACCAATGCCCCCATAGATGGGCGGTTACTTACAGAGATGGGAATTTTATTAGTGAATCCTCTATTAATACTACATTTGGAACAGCTATCCATAATATTATACAAAAATATCTCTCAGTAGTATATGAAAAAAGTGGAGCCGAAGCTGATAGAATGGATTTAGAAGAACTATTTGAGGATGAATTAAAAACTCAATATAGAATTGATTATGAAAAAAATGGAAAAAAACATTTTTCTAATTCTGAAGAATTAAATGAGTTTTATGAGGATGGTTTAGAAATTTTAAAATATCTTAAGAAGAATCGAAAAAATTATTTTGATCAAAAA